ACCAAGACGGCTGAAGTTAAAGGTATCTCCACCTTGAGTTATTAACGTGTTTCCATCTTGCGTGATAGCGGTATCGTCAAATCGAAAGTTAATGTCATCAAGATATTTCTTCAGAGTGCGGATCCTGCGAACTTCCGCCCCACCAAGGTCATTACCGGCAGTCGTTGCATTTACTAATGCAAGCAAAATAGTCATTGTGCCGTCTAAATTACTGACGGTTAATGTGGGGCGCGGCAACGTTCCAGTGTTGGAATATTCAAAGCCGTCCGCTGCGATTGGCAACCTGACGTATTCTTGAGAGTTAAAGACTACGTTTGCTTGTATATTTACATTGTTTCTAGCCATGCCGTTGTGGAATCGATATATGTCTGAGCTGCCATGCAAACTATTGTCTAGGCGTAACTCAAAGAGTTCAATAACTGCACTTGGGGAAAGTTTTAGTAGTTCCTCGTAGACACTGCTGATCGCAGTCCATGTGACGCCACCATCAACAATCGTGCTGCCTACATCTGTTGGCCAACTAGGCTCGGTGCTAGCAGACGTTCCAGCAACCGCACATTGAAAGAATAAGCCGGTTGCTTGATCTGTTGTGGCACGGCGAATATCACCAACAGAAAATGCGGTGGTAGCGGCCCAAGACGATACAGCCATTACGGTTCAAATACTTCTTGGAATGTTGCCTGAATATTTGCCAAGTTTGAATAAGGCAAGGTTTTTGACCAAGAAGGACAAATCCACTTGTAAGTATCAGGATCGTCAGGAGGAGACCAGTCAAAGGATGCGTTGTCGTCAGCGCGAGCATCTAAGAATGTCTCAATAGTGTCGGCTTGCGCTTCAGTGATATTTCTCCACTCCAAAGACCACTGCTTCGGATTTTGATTTAAACCAAAACTCAGTCGAGCTTGATATCCATCGCCGAATTGAACTGTACGAACAACAGGCTCGCTGCGCTTTTGCGCTCCGTAAGAAGGATCAATAGAAGGAAATACAGCCATTAGCGTGAGAGTAAGCCTCCAGGTCGTTTCTGCTTCACTAGTTCCTGTTGTACTGCAATCCCAATAGCTTTGCCAAGTTGCGCGGCTTGGTTGCCGTCACCCTCAACAGAAGAACCAGCAGCATCAACATTCACGACTACATCTCCTACTCCGCTGCCAGATGCTTCGACGCCGAGCTTGCCGTTAGCTCCACGACGTAAAGGCATGATCGCTTCAGTCCCGGCCTCGCCCATTAGGCCGTAACTGCCGACGCCACCCTGTTTGTATTGGAACAGCGTAGGTTTTGTAACTAGCCCGCCCTTGGCATAAGGAACGATTCCGTTTTTTGCGACAGCAAGGCCGTTTGCTGCCATAGCGCCAACACCGCCAGGGATTGTTGTAGGAGGAGTCATGCTTTTGGTTACAGCACCATTTGCTGCGGTAAGACCCAAGAAGTTACCTACGCCAGGGATCATGGAGAGAGTTTTAAACAACGCTGCTCTTGCAAAGATTTTTGCCAGGTCTCTCAAGATTGAAGCCGTAAAATCAGCAAAATTTGCCTTACCAGTCGTCACAAAATCAGCAAAAGCATCTCCAAAACTGTCAACCGCCTGAACTGCAAACTCACCTAAAGCAGTCTTCAGGTCCATTGCAGACTCAAATAATTCCTTTAAGCCCTTCTTGAACTGACCTAAAGGACTTGCTGCTTCTTCAAGCGCAGCTTTTACTCTTTCAAGCTGCTCTGGAAACAGCTTAGTAAGCTCAAAAGCCTGATTCCTAATTTCCTGCTGGTCAAATTCTTCCTGAGTAATCTCTCCTGTTATTAATTTAATTTCGCTCAAAGCAACTGCCTTTTCTTGTTCTTTGATAAGTCTTTGCTCTGCTTCCTTTCTATTGCGCTCTTCTAACGCAAAGATGTCGTTAGCAGTTTTGACGTTGATTTTATTGACTTCTACTCTTTGCCTTTGGGGAAGCAATGATTTAGCTGCTTCTAGTGCAATTTTTTGTTGCGCCAATATGTCTTCTTTAGTTATCTGAACACCTTTTTGCCTTAAATTATTGGCAGCAATTAATGCGTCTGCTTTTGCCTTAGATATGTCCTTCGGTCCTGTGCCGCCTCCTGTGCCGCCTGTACCGTCAGGATTTAAGGGGTCAAATACAGTCTTCTTTGCCTTCACTGCGAAGTCAGAAGGGTCAACCTTGAGACCCGCTTCAAGTTGTTTTAGTCGTCCAGGTCTGAGAAGCTTTTCTCTTGTTACGTCTAAGTCAGTCTTTTGACCAGCTAACTGGAGAAGGGCTTGTGGTATAAGTCTCCTTAGTCCTGTAGCCGTGCTGTTATCTGGCTTTTGATCTTCCGCAATTTGCGCTCGCAGCCCAACAGCTTCTTTTCTCATTTCCGCTTGACTTTCTTCTACCTGCTTTTTGGTCATGCCCTTAAATTGAGCAGCTGGATCTTTTATTCCCTGATTAATTGCATCAACCTTTTGGTTGAATTCGGCTAGGTCTCCAAATCCTTTAGTTATGAAATTAATGCCTACTGTTACCACCCCAAGCGCAGCTAGGCCGGTCAATGCATTCTTTAGAAGTGTTACCTTGCCAGCGGAAGTCTGAGCTACATCTCCTGTAATTTTCGCTTTAGTTCCTGCAGCAACAACTCCAGCAAATGAAGTTTGAATTCCAGCTAAACCTTTAATTGCTAGATGCGCTAATCCAATTTTTAAAGCTAGATCGGCGAAAAATCCAACCACCTCTTTGTTGTCACCAACAAATTTAGCTAAAGCAAGAAGCCCTAACACAAGCTTGCCAAGTTCTTTCACTACAGAAATAATCTCATCTTTAAATTCAACAAGCACTTCTCCAGCAAAATCTTGAATTTGAGCGCCAATAGGCTGGATAGCAGTTCCTAGTTCAAGCCTGAAAGCATCTACAAGAATGTTTAGTCGAGCCCCAGCTGACGCAGAACTCCCAGCAATCTTCTTAGCAAGATCTTCAAACTCAAGCCCTGTATCAGAAGCAAAAATCATTAATTCGTTCAGACCAACAGTACCCGCCTTCAGCTCCTTCTGAAGTTTTTGCATTGCTTCAGGGCCTGTCCCAAATGCAGCCTTAGCAAAGCGGACTACTGCGCCTGGTAAACGCTCACCGAGCTGCCCAGAAAGTTCTTCTGCGCTGACCTTTCCTTTGGAGAATACCTGCACCATCGCAGTGATTGCAGATCTCACATCATCTGCACTTCCTCCAGTAGCTATAACGGCAGAGCTGATCCCTCTAAAGACAATCTCAACATCTGTCAGGTTGCCCCCAGCACCTATTACAGCAGCGGAAAGCCTAGTTATGCCAGTGATTGAGTCAATAGCAGAAATATTAAAATCCTTTGTAGCTGAATTTGCCGCTGCGATTGCTTGATTAAATTCAGACTCGCTGCTTACAACTCCCCTCAGTCCAATTTCTAGCTTTTGGATTTGTGCCGAATAGTCAGCTGCAGCTCCAATAGCCTTTCTAATACCAGCAGCCTGAGCACCTATTGCAGCACCTGCAAATGCACCTTGAACCCCTCCAAGACCAGCGCCTGCCAGTCCACCCAGTGCGCCTTCAGGGCCACCAAAAATTCCGCCAGAGATAACTGCACCAGCTACCTGTGTCGCCTGACGGGCTCCTCCACCTCCACTTCTACCTTGAGCTTTGTTTAACTGTCTCTCATATTTTGCAATGTCAGCAGTTAGCTCTTTGAACTCCTTGCTATTAATATCTGCTTCTCTTCTTAATGCTCTTAAGGCAGTAACTTGCCCTTCAATTGTGCTAATGCTTCTATTGCCTTGCTTGGCGAAATCATTTATCGATCTTCTTACTTTTTCGACTGAAGGGCCCGTCTGACCTGCTATTACTTTTAAATTTTTTATCGAATTACCAATCTTGTCAATTATCTGCTGAGAGCCTGATCCCGCCTTGAAATCAAGCTTGATGGAAAGAGTGTCAATTGCCTTTGCCATCAGAGCTTTTCCTGAGTTCCTTTAGGGCTGCCGCCTCCATTATCTGAAGGCGCTCGAGCATGTCTCTACGATCCTCCACATTGTAGAGGCCAAACAAGCCATCGGAACCTAGCAGTACCTCGTATTTCAATCCGACATATCCACTCATTGAAACCTGCCACTGGGTCTGCAGTCGCAGAAACATAATGACTGCATCCCAGTTCTCTTCCCAAACCTCAAAATCCGTGGACTCCTTTGGCTTTGGCT